TCGACGAGTGGCCCACGTACAAGTGGAGCCTCGACGATCTCATAAACGAGATGATACACGACGAGTGTGAGATCGTATACTACTCGGACGCATACGACATAGTCGAGGAGGCCCGCCACAACTGGGGCGATTGGCTGAACGATGCCGAGCTGGGCATGGAAGGTATGGACTTCGATGACCACGCCGACCACACGCTCTGCTTGGCCGTGTGCTTCCTGCGTGAGGTCGTTACGAGCTTCTTCATGCAACGCAACAGCGGACGCCTGCTGATGGGTGTCTAACAGTTTAGCTGGTGGGCGGCTCTTAACCTAATAGGAGCGTGCCTCTGAAAGCCACCGCTCACCGGCTCTTTCTATTGTAAGTGACAATCATTCGCATTCCCGTAAGGGGTGACAGGAGGAACATTATGATCGTTGAGATTAACGCAATGGTACAGCAGTACCTCGACCACGCCGCGTTCTACGACCAGTGCTGTGACGATGCGCTGGATGCCGTCGAGAGCGGGGATGACTACGCCGAGGAGTACTACCGCGACTTGCAAGCGGATGAGTACGATGCTATGGTGGCGCTGGAGCAGGAGTTCGAGCGCCTAGGTATTGACTTACAGGAGTTAATATGAGCAAACTACTTGAAGTAATCAAGCATGACAACGGGAACGTAGAGTTCCGAGTAGACGGTCGCCACGTGCTGTTCTTGGGCGTCGTCACCTTCGAGGAAGCGAGATCGGCCGCTTATCAGTACGTATGGGACCGGCCGGAGCACATGTGGAATATTAAGGGGAATTGCCAATGAATCTATTCTACTTAGACCGTGACCCCGTCAACGCCGCACGCTTACAGTGCGACCGACACGTGGTCAAGATGATACTGGAGACGGCTCAGATGCTATCGACTGCACACCTTGAGCTTGACGGTAAGCAAGTGGCGTACAAGGCCACGCATAAGAACCACCCGAGCACAGTGTGGGTACGCTCTAATGCCGCCGCGTACCTGTGGGCCTACCGGCATATGCTGGCCCTAGGCCGCGAGTATACGAAGCGATACGGCAAAGAACATAAGACCATTACCGAGCACGCACATGCTTTGCGTCGTCTGCCGGACGCCCTCACGTACTGTAACCGCCTTATCGTCGACCCGCCGCAGTGCATGTACGACGAGTGCAAGCGCGACGACACCGTGCTCGCATACTTAACTTACTACAACGCCAAGGCCGACGAGTGGGCCGCCAAGGGTAGACCGATGACATGGTATGGAGAGACTAATGAGTGATACAATCGAGTACGTTCTGGAGTATAAGGCCGAGGGCTCAAACAGGTGGGTACCGTTTGCCTACACGGCAGACATGGTCGAGGCCTACGTGGCACTTGGCAAGAACGCTGATTCCGACCCACGCACGGCGCACCGCGTCGTCAAGCGGGTTGATACAGTCACGGTGGAGCTACCGCCAAAGGAGACTGACGATGAGTAGGCTATCAGCAGACCACATCAAGTTCCACTACCGCGAGGGCGAGACGATGCCGCGTGGTGCAACGCAGACGATCCACTTCACACGGCGTGACATGCTGGAGACGTACGCTGACGCCATGCGGATGCAGACCGGCGACCCCTCACTGGAGCGACGCGTGGATTACATCGGCGAGGACTGTGTGATACTGGAGTGGACCTATGTTAGGTAAGCGTGACGAGTGGGTACCCAACACCGACAGGCTGGTGAGGTCAGCGATGACGCAGGAGATATACTGCTCCTTCATCCTCGACTGCCTGCACGAGACGCAAGTGGGCTGGAGTATCAACGAGCTACATAACTTCTGGGATCGGGCGAGCAAGTCCGACCTGACTGTGGCCGAGTTCATTAACAAGGAGAGGAAGCAATGAGAACGAAGTTCATTCTAGAGTACCGCTTCGAGGGCGATGAGGAGTGGATCACCCAGACAGAGTACAGAGATCTGTCGCTGATCCAAGAGGCGTACATTACGCACATCGGAACGTACAACCACGCTTTCTGCCGCATACGAGCGGTCAGAGTGGTCGAGGAGTCACGCGTGCTGGGTGAGTACCAGCCGATTAACATGGAGGAGTACTAATGAGTGAGTACACTGACGCATTGAAGGCAGGGATGCAACGAGTCAACGACCTGACCGCACAGTATGCCGAGGCATTGGAGATCAGCCAGCACGGCATGGCCGCAGTCATACGTGGTGAGCTGAGTGCCGCCCGAGCGTACCTACAGGGCATGACCGATGCGGGTGAGCTGAGACTGAAGGCACAACTGGAGGAAGACAACAATGAGTAAGCTACTGATACAAGACGACATCCTCCAAGGCATGGACGTCTACGTCGAGTACACGTTCGACACAGACGAGAGCATCGTACTGTACGACTACGGCATTGAGCTTACCAACATCGTGGACGACAAGCTAATACACGCCAGCTTGCGCGGCTTCAAGGAGACGCGATGGATGGTTGAGAAGCTGGAGGAATACATAACCGCAGAGCATACAGTGGAGTGCTACCTATGAATAAGATTGTACGAGTACCGTTGAAGGTGACGCTTGAGGTCACGCTTGGAGAGGACGATCAGCTTGAGCGAGCATGGCTACTGCTTGAGTCAACAACCAAGATGCCAAGCGGGGAGTACGAGCACGACCAGACATGGCTGAACGTGTCACACTACACCAACCTGATGAACCAGATCGACGGCGCACTGCCCGAGGCTGTGTCCGAGGAAGCACTCGGAGGAGAATACATATGAAAGAGGTAGACAAGAACAAGAGTAACATCAAGCACTTAGACAGGGCATGTGATGCACTTGCTCAAGCGTGCTACGAGATGTCGCAGACGGATGATTGGGTAGCGCAGGCCGCATTGGTCACGCTCGAAGGCATCCTCGACGACATGTGCGAGAGGGTCACCGAGCTACGTGAGATCCGTGACGTGGTGCAACGCTTCAGCGAGGAGAACCTGCGATGATGGCTGACCTAGCGATTGGGATATTACTTGTGTTCATGCTGTCCCTTGTTATATCTCAGTGGAATGAGAGAGGTGACGATGATGAATGAAGTGATTGTCATGTACAACGAAGGCAAGCTACGTATGATCTACGCTCATGAGGCCGACGCCTTATGCGACAAGGACAGACTGGTTGCCAAGGGATACAAGAACGTACGCTTGCAACGTGTGCAAGTACAAGGGCAGGAGCGAGTCGAGGCTCCCCTGTCTATCGATGAGATTGAAGCACTCAAGCGGTGCGTGGAGCGGAGCTAATGGACGAGCGATTAGAGTTCAGTAACTACTACGAGGACGACGTTCTTGGAATGAGCAAGGCGCAGTGGCGTGAGAAGCTGGCCGCTGACACCGAGACATTCCTCGCTAACGGTGGCGAGGTGGAGTACCTACCTTATGATCCGTTGCCTGAGATCATGGCACGTGTAGGCAGATGGGAACCGATGGGCCGGGATGAGTTAGAAGATCTGGCAGACGAGTCGTGATGACTACGTTACGTCTTCGTTATGTCTTGTTATGTATTGTTGTTATACTCTAGCAATCAAGTAGCATGACGAAAGGCTCTTAACTGCATTATAACGTCAGCCTCGAAAGCTGTCAAGCCCCAAGGAGGAAGCATGGAGATTATTCACAGTAGGCTTTACCGCCTAGACAATCAGTGGTATGCTGATGAAGTACCCATCTCGCAAGAGGAAGGTGAGTTCCTGCGTGACCATTACTTCGACGTGGTGGACAGGCTGGCCGCACCGTGGCGAGATCGTAACGAGGACTATGATAGTCTGGGCCGATTCAACACCGGAGGCATGAGTGAATACGACGAGAGATTCTAATGCAACACATAAAGGAAGTTGCGATAGCTGTGGCAGTAGTGACGGCAATCAGCATTATGACGATGGTCACGCATACTGCTTCGTATGTGAGGCCTACACCCCACCGACAGGAGACAAGCCAGTGACCAAGCAAGTAGACTTACAGCCTGACACGCACAGGCTCGACCGCTACCGCCAGCTATGGCAGGCAGGCAAGAAGTGTGGCGTGCCTGATCGTGTCATCACGCCTGAACATGGTGGATACTTCGGCCTCGTTGACACGGGTACCGAGTACCTGTTCCCTTACTTCAACAGCATGGACCCCGAGCCGTGCGGCTTCAAGATCCGACGCAAGGATGCCAAGCAGTTCAGCACCGTCGGCGACATGAAGGAGGCGATGCTGTTCGGTAGTAACAAGGTAGGCTCCGGCGTCGGCAAGAACCGTGTGCTTGTGACCGAGGGCGAGTTCGATGCGATGGCCGCACGCCAGATGGTGCAAGGCGGCATGACCGTGGTGTCCCTGAGCAAGGGCGCATCGTCTGTCAAGCGGGACTTCAAGACCAGCTACGACTGGCTCGACGGGTTCGACGAGATCATCGTGGCGTTCGACGCAGACGAGGCAGGCCAGAAGGCTGTCACCGATGCGGCTGACATCTTCGGCGGCAAGCTGAAGGTTGTCAAGATGGACCCCAGCGTGGGCAAGGACGCGTGCGACTATCTGGTTAACAAGCAGAGCGCAGTGTTCAAGGACTTGTGCTATGCGGCGTCGCCCTTCACACCGGCAGGCGTGCTGTCTACCGACGAGTTGTGGGAACGCCTCAACCGTGAGCGACCTGACGCTATGGGCGACTACCCGTGGGCCAGCCTCAACGCACTGACGTACGGCTTCCGGCCTACCGAGCTGGTCACCATCTGCGCAGGCTCAGGGCTGGGCAAGTCATCCATCCTACGTGAGATCGTCATGCACGTGAAGGACAACACCGACAACAAGATCGGCGTGCTGTTCATGGAGGAGAGCGTCGAGCGTACAGCAGAGGGCTTCATGGGTGTCGATCTCTCGACGCCAGTGCATCTGCCTACCTCGTACGTGAAGCGTGGTGACGAGGAGTACAAGCAGTCCTTCAACCGAGTGTTCGGTGACGGGCAGTTGTCCATCATGGACGCATCGTTCGACACAGGCGCTACCGTTGACCAAGTGGTCAGCCGTGTACGCTTCATGGCTAAGGCGCTTGACTGTAAGGTCATCGTGCTCGACCACATCTCGATCCTCGTATCGGGTGGACAGTACGGAGACGAGCGACGTGCGCTCGACGAGATCATGACCAAGCTACGCACACTGACACAGGACACAGGCATCGTGCTGTTCGCAGTGTCCCACCTCAAGCGGCCTGACGGTAAGGGCCATGAGGAAGGCGCGGCTACTAGCGTGGCACAGCTACGTGGGTCAGCGTCTATCGCACAGCTATCAGACTTCGTGATCGGCCTTGAGCGTAACGGCCAAGCCGAGGATGAGACGGAGCGCAACACCACGCACATGCGTGTACTGAAGAACCGCTTCAGCGGCATCACCGGACCCGCCGGGCACCTGTTGTATCAGCCCGACACTGGCAGGCTGGTTGAGTACTTCCCCGAGGAAGCGCAGGAGGATGCACTATGAGCTTCTGGTATAGAGCACGTGCATGGTGGGCGTGCCTGAGTATACTGTTCAACCAGACGGTACACTTCGGCAACGCACCGTACCCGTACACATTCAGCGAGACATGCTACTTGCGACGGCACCTCTTGCGTTATGCAATCTGCCGTGCTATCATTGATAGTGTGTTCAAGCTGTTCGGCGAGAAGGATCACTGCGAGTTGTCGCACTACGTGGGCCGGAGCTTCCGAGCTAAGGAGCAGATATGAGCAAGATGGGACAATGGATTCTACAACAGGAGGAAGAGGATGACATACGCCGTACTCGACATCGAGACAACCCTCGACCACAAGCACATACACGGAGCCGGAGTGTACGTACCGGACACGGGCACCAAGACGTGGTGCGATTCTCCGACGTCGCTAGCCGATACGCTGAGTGGTGTGACGCACATCGTGGGCCACAACCTACATCACTTCGACCTTCCAGTACTGCGTGACGTATGGCGCTGGACGTGGGACGGAGAGGTGGTTGACACTCTCGTACTTGCGAGGCTAGTCAACCCCGCCAAGGGACACAACAGTCTCAAGGCTATCGCCGAGCGTGCGGGCGGTGAGCTGAAGGATGACTTCGACAAGGCAGACTTCGACGGCCCCGTCACGCAGAAGATGATTGACTACTGCCTGCAAGACTGCGTCGCTAACTGGGATGCGTACCAGTTCCTACTCAATGAGTACGAGCAGTACGGATTCAAGGGCGAGTGCCTTGAGCTTGAGCACTACATCTCCAAGGCGCTCCGAGCGCAGGAGGAGTACGGGTTCATGTTCGACTACGAGCAGGGCGCTACGCTGTACTCTGAACAGAAGGAGAGAATGAATGAGATTGACCAGATCCTCAAGGAGACTTTCCCTCCCATCGTCACTGAGAGGTGGAGCGAGAAGACAGGCAAGCGACTCAAGGACCACGTCGAGGAGTTCAATGTCGCGTCGAGGCAACAGATTGCCCGCCGTCTTGAGAGCAAGGGTGCGAAGTGGAAGAAGCGCACAGAGAAAGGCTCGATTGTTGTTGACGAGAACACCCTCGCTGACAACGCGCATGTCCCAGAGGCGTCGCTGGTCCTAGAGTACCTGACGCTAGGCAAGCGCAGTGCCATGATCCTGTCGTGGCTCAACGCATACGAGGAGGACGGACGCATACACGGCTACGTCAACAGCAATGGCGCTGTGACTGGACGCATGACACATGCCCGACCTAACCTCGCACAGATCCCCAGCGGTGGAGAGTACCGCTCCTGCTTCGTGGTGCCCGAGGGCAAGAAGCTGGTAGGCGTGGACGCATCGGGCCTTGAGCTACGTATGCTTGCGCACTACATGAAGGACGAAGAGTTCACCACCGAGCTACTTGAGGGTGACATACATACCGCGAACCAGCACGCCTTCGGGTGCGCTACTCGCGACCAAGCCAAGACTCTCATCTACGCCCTGCTGTACGGGGCCGGAGACGAGAAGCTAGGGAGTGTTGTCGGCAAGGGACGTAACGCGGGACGTGCAATGCGCGCCTCGTACGAGAAGCGGTGGCCCTGTTATCAGGAGACTATCGCCAGAGTTACTCGCATCGCTGGCAAGGGCACAGTACCCGGACTGGATGGGCGGCGCATCCACGTTCGTAGCGAGCACGCCGCGCTCAACAGCCTGCTACAATCGGCAGGCGCTATCGTCATGAAGAAGGCACAGCAGATCGGCATGGACAAGGCGAAGGCATACGGCCTCGACTTCAACATCGTAGCTGTCGTGCATGATGAGTGGCAGATAGAATGTGCTGAGGCTGACGCGCAACGCGTAGCCATCTGCTTCCGCAACGCTATACGTGAGGCGGGCAGACACTTCGAGTTACGTTGTCCACTTGAAGGCGACTACTCAATAGGTGACTCGTGGCGTGACACACACTGAGTGTTGACACGCTACGCCAGTCGTGCTACTATGGTATTACGGTCACGGTGACCGGACTAACAAGGAGATCATTATGATCGCTAATGACACCGTTACAGTTCGCGCAGTTGTATCGTTCCCCTCACTCACTGAGGAGATCCGATATCAGGGCGCGCCCACTGGCAAGTATGGTCTACAGCTTGCCAACCTGTCACAGCCTGCGGTTGAGAAGCTGGAAGAGCTGGGCATCACCATCAAGTCGAAGGAAGCTGACGCTTACGAGCGTGGTTCATTCATCGACTGCAAGTCGCAGTACCCGATCCGCAACGGCGGGCGCTTCAACCAGTTGTTCGAGGCCGACGGCAAGACCCTGTTCGAGGGCGAGCCCGAGGCTATCGGATACGGTTCAGTTGTCCGAGCGAAGATCAAGCCGTACACTACCCGCAATGGTAACGTACTGCCCTCGCTTGTGCAGTTGTCCGTCGAGGAGCTGAAGTCTCCTGAGTCAGTAGCAGACGACGCAGACGAAGTAGTACTGTAATGTCTGAACAGCCTAGCATCTGGGGAATCGACGCGGACATCATTGCCTACAGCGTAGGCTTTGCGTCCGAGAGCGATCCAGTTGACGAGGCTATCCTGTCCACACGGTCTTTAACACAGGCCGTGATGGACGGGTGCTCTTGTCGCTACGCTCAGTTGTTCCTGACAGGCAAGGATAACTACCGCCATGAGTACGCCACCGACTACAAAGGCAACCGCACAGACGTTGCCAAGCCACGCCACCTTGACGACATCAAGGAGTACATGGTATCCACCCTCGACGCTATCGTGTCGGACGGGCAGGAAGCGGATGACGAGCTAGGCATACACGCTGTACAAGAGGGCTGGGGTATTGCCTCTCTTGACAAGGATCTCGATGGAGTACCCGGCTGGCATTACGTGTGGAAGGGCAAGCGAGAGGGCTTGTACCACGTCAGCGAAGTAGAGGCTGACCGCTTCTTCTACACGCAGATGCTTACCGGAGACTCCACCGATAACATTCAAGGGCTGTTCAATCGCACTGGTAAGAAGGCGATGCCCGCAGTAAAGGCACCACTGGGTGAGCTTGACTCTCCTGCCGACATGTACAAGTACGTTCTCTCCGTATACATGGACGCAGTTGCAGAGCGTAACGCCCCGAGCGACCAAGCCGACGTAGAGCGGTGGCTGTTGGAGCAGGGACGGTGCCTTTGGATACGCCGAGAAGCAGGGCAGATATGGGAGCCACCATGCCCAAGCGAGTAGAGCGTACCCGTTGCGGTGGGACGTGGACCGAGGCCCGATACTTCGGGTTCATTCGGTCTGCGCTCCGCGCCGCCTTTATCAAGTACCCCGTCAAGTCCCACGTCAAGGCATCCGTGAAGGAGATGACAGACGATGGGGCACGCTGGCGCTGTGCGTCATGCGACGGGCTGTTCCTATCCAAGGACACACAGGTAGACCACATCGTTCCTTGTGGTAGCCTACGCAAGTACGACGACCTACCCGGATTCGTGGAGCGCATGTTCTGTGAGGCCGAGGGGTTCCAAGTCTTGTGCAAGGCGTGCCATCAGGACAAGACTAACCAAGAACGATCCGCGAGGAAGAAGCAATGAGCAGAGTAGGAATCATTGGTGACACGCATCTACCGTTCGAGCTGGACGGATACCTTGACTTCTGTCAGGAGACGTTCGCCGCGTGGGACGTAGACACCATCGTACACATTGGCGACATGTTCGACAACCACAGCCTGTCATTCCACGACAGCGAGCCGCTCTTGCATAACGTCATGGGCGAGTACGAGTCTGCGTTCGAGCGAGCGAAGGACTGGTACGAGGCGTTCCCCAAGGCTACCCTCATCATGGGTAACCACGACCGCATCCCGGCACGTCAGCTAGCCAAGCTGGGCATGGCCCCTAGCATCTTCATGAAGCCCGTCAAGGAGCTGTTCGGTATGCCCGAAGGCTGGACCGTGGCTGACCAAGTGGAGATCGATGACGTGTTGTACCACCACGGCGAGACAGCAGGCGGCATCAACGGCTTCCGTAAGGACGCCGAGACTCGTATGCGATGCACCGTGTCAGGCCACAACCACAGCAACGCAGGCATCAGCGCCACGGCTACCGATCAGGAGCTAGTATGGGGCATGGCTGTAGGGTGCGGGGTGGATCACACACACATGGCCTTCGCGTACGGTAAGCACTTCGCTAAGAAGCCTGTCGTAGCGTGCGGCGTTGTCATCGACGGCGAGCCTCACGTCGAGTACATGAACCTCGGCAAGAAGGTAAGGAGAGTATAATGTTCGGAGACTTCAGCTTAGAGTACGGGGCCATCACCCTCGTCACCACCTTCAGCATCCTACTGAGCCTGTCACTGTTCGACACGTGCGACGCAGAGAGAATGTTCAGCCGGAGGGAACGATGAGTCATGGACTGTACTACTACGCGGCCCTCGCCGCATCCGCTACATTCTCAGCTTGCCTCATGGCCTTCATGCTGGGTAACTTCGGAGATCATGACGATGAGTAACGATGGACTGATATACGAGATCGCCCACCGCATGGATGCAGACGAGATCGTCGAGGTGTTGGACCTTGACATGGACGTACTGCTCGAAGCGTTGCGCGATCACATCGTAGATAACCGAGCGAAGTTCAACGACTACTTGGAGATAGACGAATGAGCGTGATAGAGTTCCCCGGCGGTAAGCCAGAGCGTATCTCTGCGGCAGACGCACTGCGTCAGTTCGCCGATACGCTTGAGCAGTTCGAGATGGAAGGCCTAGAAGTCGAAGTAGCAGGCGTGGCCCTCGTACCTGACGTAGGCGTCGCACTGTGCGGCAACAGCGAGACAGGCAACGACGGCATCAACACCATGCTTGACCTAGGCAAGACAGCAATCATTATGCAGTACTTGAACGAGGACTATGACGATGAGCCAACCAGCATCCACTGATCGTAGCCTGCGCTACAACGAAGGCAAGCCCGACTACTCCCTCGTGCCTATGGAGCTTCTCGAAGAGGCGGCACGGGTACTGGAGTACGGGGCAAGTAAGTACGAGCGAGACAACTGGAAGAGGCCCACCCACTGGACGGTGAGCTACGCCTGCCTGATGCGACACATGAGCGCATGGCAAGCAGGCGAGGATCTGGACCCCGAGTCTGGACGATCTCACCTAGGCCACGCGATGTGCAATCTCTTGCAGATGCTACACCAACTGAAGTACTACCCAGAGGAGCTTGAGCGATGATTACAGGAACAGAAGCAACACTAGTAGCCGCCGTGTTCATGCTAGGCGGGTATGCTACCTACCAACACTCCGTCATGCGTCGGTATCGCATGGCCCTAAGCCTCGCCACGTTCGCATTGGAGCAGGCATACGAGGCTATCGTCACCGACAAGGAGCAAGACGATGTATAAGTATCTACTGCTGGCCGTCTTGTTAGCAGTCACGGCGTCGTGCGGCGGCGGGGGTTCCTCCTCCCAGCCTTCCCCGTCCCCGACGCCCACCCCTACACCCACGCCTGAGCCCACGCCACAGCCTACACCTGAGCCTGTCGTGGTGTTCGACGTCGAGGTGGTATCCAGCACGGCCGACTACTGGGAGCCTGCCGTCATCAACGTCACGTACACGATCGATGACATCCCTCAGCCTGTCGATGTAGAGCTACCCGAGGGGTACTACTTCGAGACGCCCGAGGGCATTGAGGTGTTCAGTAACGGACAGCTTGGGGATCATCCTATCCTCATCAACGACGAGGAGTACATGCTCCGCTTCGAGGACATGCCCGTATGCGAAGGCACACGAGACGGGCTGACGGTCATCGACTGCCAAGGCCTACAGCAAGGGTCGGGTAGTGACTTCTACATCTACTACGGCGAGGACGATGAGCGCGTCGTAGAGTGGGAAGTCGTGTACGTCGGAAGAGCTAAGGGAGAGGACTACGTAGTAGAGCCTGACGCCCGCCTGACAGACGAAGCGGAGAGCATGATTGCATGGGCGAACGAACAGTTCGAGCGTAGTGGCATATTCGTCAAGCTCAAGCTGGTACAGGTGATAGGTACTCCCAACCCTAACGGATCGTTCGACCCGCAGAAGCTACCCGAGGACTACCTCGTTGAGTCTGACGTCCTCGCTATCATGGGCGCACTGCCTGCCGGAATCTGTGGCTACGCGGGCAAGACCACCACGTTCCGCGACCGCGTGTCACCCCTGCGTCCTCTGTTCGGATGCGGGGCTTGGTCCTTCCTACATGAACTAGGCCACACCATAGGCTTGGGGCATGGCGACCAGCAACAGAACGAAGGCTACGGCGCTACGTTCCTGTCATTCGCACACGGTAGCCAGTGGTGCGGTGCGCGCTCCGACTACATGCAGTACGGCGGCGCTACCAACACTAAGTTCTTCACGAACCACAAGATGACGTGCGGAGAGATGGGCTTCAACGACCAGTACGCAGACGAGCCTGCCGGATCGCTGGAAGTCAGCTCCACTGCCTACGCCTTCAACCGCGTCCGGTACGACGTGGCGCTGATCCATGACGAGTTCGCCAAGGAGCCAGCGCAGTACGAGGAGCAGACATGCGACAAGGAGATACGAGGATATACCGCTGTCGATTGCTACGGGCACGCCTACAACACCGTGGCGCAGTCGCTCACGTGGGCAGGCGAGGATGACCCCCGCATTGCCACCATCACGCTAGGCCTAGCACGCAACGGAGGCGTACAGGGGGAGACGATCACGGACCCCGAGATACTTGCCGAGTTCCAGTCATGGCTAGATGAGATGAACCGCGTCAACCTCAACAGCGACGTCCGCATACACTTCTCTGCTGGCCCCGCTATGTGGGCTGGGTCATGCTTTGGCGTCGATCAAGTACCACGCCAGCTCTACCGAGGCAAGGCAGACATCGTAGTCGGCTGGTGCCCCGGCCCGACAGGTGGCGAGGCGTACCTACAGAGGTCCTTCGTGCCCGGACAAGAGCCGCCCGCGCTTCAAGGCGGCACATGGACCACCGTATTGCACGAGCTGGGCCACGTCATGGGCTTAGGTCACGGCATCTGGGGCGGCCTGCCCGCAGGCGGAGGGAGCTTCTTCCTAGACTTCGGACAGGGCTGGTCTAATGGACGGCTAGGCATCTGCGCCAACGTGCAGAGCGTCATGTCCTACGGCAACAAGCGACTAGGCTGGAGCAACTCCAAGCTGTCGTGTTCGCAGGCGAAAGAAAGCCCCGGCGCGTTCGGTGACGCCCGAGGCTATCGTGGTCCTCAAGGGACAGACGAGGCGTACGCTCTTAACCGTGTCCGGTGGAACGTATCCCGCGTATCAGACGAACGATTCCATGTCCCATCTCTTCGGGACTAGGTATAGCCCACCCCGCCAGCAGGACTAACAACAACAACACGTGGAACGGTAAGCCACTCTCATTGACAACCGTATCTACAGCCCCGTAGTCCTGCCTACTTCCTGCATCCACTGAGACGGCCGTATTCGCGTTCTGAGCGACGGCATCGTCACCCTCTACCTTGGCCTGTCCTACGTTAGCACGTGCCTCTATGCCCCTCTCAGCGCCTCCTAGGAGCACATCCTTGGCTAGCGGGGCGATAGTACTACAGCTAGGCAGGACCGTCGTCATGCAGATGCACAGCAATACGCTTCTCAGCATCCATCAATCTCCTATCTAAGTACGCTAGCTGTTCCTGCATGGGTAGCACGATCACGAACCACGCGGCAGTGAGGACGGTACAGAACACGGTCGTCGCGGCCCCGATGATACGCCGTCGTGCCGCCAGTATCTCTATCATGTTACCGGCTATGATATGCTCTAGCCTGTCGAACCTCCCTGCGCCCTCGTCGAACCTCTCCTTGATGTAGTCGAGGCGTTCGTCGCTCCGCTCCATCAGGCTCTTCATTGACTCGGCGTTAGCCGCCAGCACTGTAGAGTGCGTCGCGAGTTCCTTCTCGACGTGGCTTAACCGCCGTGTTATCTCCGCTTCGTTCATTCCCCTATCAGCTTATACAACTCTTCGTTGCTCAGCATACCTCCCTGCTGTGGACGTCCTATGTTATCTACCGCTTCCATGAGTCGGTCACCCGTCACGGCGCGTGTCACCCTATCAGCCTGCGCGGCTCCGGGTACGTACGTCTGCGTGAACCTTCCCAACTTCTCTAAGTCTCCGGTGGCCGCATCAGCCAGCGCGTTGACACCCTTGATCGCCATCGTCGGCGCAGGCGCACCAAGCGGGTTGAACATCTGGCCGCCATACTCCTCGGCACGTACGTTGAACAGGCCGCTAGTGGTGTTGCTCGCTAGCTGGTTGCCTGCTGTACTCGCCATGAACGCGACGGCATCGTTAATGTCCGCGATCTCGTAGCCGCGTATGCGTGCGTCCCCGCTGAAGTACTCTCCCCACTCGTCCCGCTCGTCAGCGTCCATGACGTCCTTACGGAAGTCGTCCCAGATACCGTTCGCTAGGCCCATAGTGGCGGCGTACATGGTGGCGTTACGCAGTGCCGCCTTGTATGCTTGCTTGCCTTCTATCGTGTTGATACCGAATCGCTGTACGTCGTACGCGTTCTGGTAGATGTCGGTGCGGATGCGGTTGTACTGCCTGTTCATGTACGACAGCATACCGTAGAACATACGCCCGTTCGGGTGGTTGTTGAACGCCATCGGCATGGACGACGCGTACCCCGGCTGTAGCAGGCCAAGCGTCTGAGCGTATGCTTCCCTCGCCCACTTGCTCTTGTACCCGTACTCGGACAAGCCGCGTGCTGAGTCCCGTAGCTCCTTCTCAGTCATGCCACGGTTAGCCTTGAGCTTCGCGTACTTGCTGTAATCTCCCGACTTGACAGCCTTCTTCGCTTCGCTTATAGCGCGCTTCACGCCGCTGTTGCCTGCGATCTCCTGCCCCATCGTGTTCACGGTGTGTACGCCCGATACCTTGTAGCCGATCTCTGACAGCCCGTCAACCAGCTTGCCGATACCCTTCTTGGCGTCGGCGTGTACCTCACCCATGAACTGTCGATCAAGTCCCATCTGCTGGTTGTTGATCCACTCCATCTTGAACACGGGGTTCTTCTTGCCTGCCTGACGTGCGATGCTGTTGATCGTGCCGCCTATCGCTGGGATGGCAGACTGTGCCGTAGCAACCACGCCGTTAGCGTAGACCGGTAGCGTCACACCTTCGATCAGGTTCAGCATGGCGTTAGACCAGTTAGCCAACAGGCCCGTGGACGACAGCTTACGTGTCATGGAGCCAACCTTGTCGCCGCCCTGCTTGGACGCTATGAGCGTAGCTCGTAGACCAGCCGCCAAGTTATGCGCCGCGATCCCTGCTGTCTCTGTGCCCCCGCCCTGCTTCTTCGCCTCGGCCTCAATGGCTGAGATGAGAGCATCAGTACGTGACTGACCATCGTATGCGGGCTCGAGCTTGGCGAGTACGTCGTCAGCGTCCTGCTTGAAGAACGTAGAGGCCAACGTACGGGCGTTCATGACGTCCTCTGTGTACTCTCGGAACGTGGTGACAGGATCGTGGTAGTCATCTACCCTCGCCTGCACGCCGTTCTTCATGGCCCCCTTAGAGGCAGACGGGAAGTAGTCAGGGATGGGCTGAGAGCTGTCCTTCCAGTTAGGCAAGTCGTTCGCATTAACCTCGTCGAACATCTTGGACACTTGCCCCATAGGCGAGTCTTCGGAGAACAGCTTACGGGCTTCGTCCCAGCTCTTGGGTATCTGCGGACCCTTCTTGCCTACAGGACCCTGACGGCCCATGTTGACGAACGCCTCGGTCAGGGCGGGACTAGCGTCGAGCTGTTCACGCGCGGCCTTCTCGAAGGGTGCCATGATCTCGGTGATGTTCTGATCCATCCTACGCATCTCTTGCTCAGCGTACGACACCAGACGCGCACCGCGTAGGCCTGCGTTCTTCTCCAGCCACTCGCGTGTACCTAGCGTGGCCCAGTCGAGCTTGTCGCCTGTCTCCTTGAGCAGACCGCGCTCGGACATCAAGGCACTAGCCGCCTTCTCCTTCAGCGTGGCGAGGCCTCTCTGCTTCTCCTGCGCTGACGTCTCTTGGCCCGTGGTCTTGGTAGGCTCCTTGACCTTGGCGATGTCGCCCTGTGCGATGCCGTCGTCACCCCAGATGTGCGTGTTGCGTCCCTCGACTGAGCGTAGGTCCGCTTCGATCTTAGCCAGTTCGTCTTGGTTCTTCAGCAGGAACTTGCCAGCGATGCCGCCAACGGCACCACCCACCAGCGCACCCGTCAGCGGATCGCGCTCACCTGTCTCCAGATCCTCGGTCATGCCGCCGTAGAACGCACCAAAGGCCGCGCCCTCGCCAGCCGCTAGGCCGACCTGTCGTGCCTTGCTGACCGCCTGCCCTGACTTAGCGAGCACACCGCCCGGAACCAAGAAGCCAGCCGCAATGCCGCCCCACTCAGTCGCCGTAGCCAGTGCGTCGTTGTCCTCACGGAAGGCACGCTGACGCTTCTGCGTCTCAGCCAGCGCATCCGAGTACGACATGTCCGAGCCGATAGACCGGAAGAAAGCATCAGCTTCCGTACCGACACCCAGCGCGCCCTCGAAGAAGGACACGACAGACTGCCGTCCGGTGCTGTACTCAACCTCTTCCTCCTTGCCCAAGTTGGCCCAGAAGTCGCCTTCGGTTGCGCTACCGCTCTTGCCGCTCTTGCCTGTACCGAGGCCGGAGAAGAAGTCGTCTTCGTCCTTCTCCTTGTTCAGCCCTGCAAAGAAGTCATCCGCCATAAGGGTTATCTTCTATCTTATTACGTGCTCTCTCGCCCTTTGCGGCAAGGCCGTCACGGATAGCTTCGAGCATCTGTGTGATTCCTGACTCGCCGTAGACAGAACTAGCGGCTGTCTTGTTCTTAGGAGGAGGAAGCTCTCCGCTACGTAAGTCACGCTTCGGTACGCTGACCTCTGATAACTGAGAGCCAGCCATAGCCGCGTCGAAGCCACCGTTAGCCTCGATGTAAGCAATCACTTCCTCGCGAGACGCTCCCTTAGCCATGCCTTGCTCAATGACTGCCTCCTGCTCAGAGCTGTACGCTTCAGCCTGCGCTTCCTCTGTACCTACGAGCGCAAGGATCTCGCCGTTAGTCTTAGTAACGTGACGCTCCGTGAGTATCGCCTTAGCTTGGGGGATGTACTGAGTGTAGTCCGTAGCCGAACGGTCGTCTGCCTTGCCTCCGGATTGCTCGAACACCGCGTCAGCCATCATCTTAGCTTCACGTACTACGTCTGTTGTAGCAGGGGACCAGTTGTCACGCTGGGCTTCCAGCTCAGCTACCTTACGAGCCGTGGCCGCTTCTTGCGCCACGGTCTGCTGGTAGCGTTGCTGTCCTGCCGCCTTGTGCGCCGCCGTTACGGCATCGTTAAGCTGTTTACGTAGGCCTTGGTTACGGATAGCTTCGCCTTGAGTTAGCTCGCCGCCTGCGCGGTTGGCCTCGCTCTTACGTAACGCTGACATGGCGGCGTCAACCTCAGCGCGTAGGTCTTCCGGCACATTCGCGCGCACGTCTGTCTCGAACGTATCGAAGTCGAACGCCACTGCCGTGTCTGCTGTAAGTTGCTCGACCTTGTCGAAGTCGTCGGCGAAGCCTTGGAGTGTTGTCTGCATCTGACGTAACGCGCTCTGCGCCATAGGCGGAGCGTCGTCTACGATACGGAACATCTCATCAGAGTCGCCCGTGGTGATCGCATCGTTCAACGCGGCAGTGTTAGCCATCACGTACTGGTCGGCTTCCATCTTGAGCATAGACTGCTCTTGATCCCACTTAGCAATCTCCTGCTGGTTGAACTGCATCTGCACGTCGGGGTTCTCAAGCAACTGAGCGCGTCGATCGGTGAGGCCCTTGCGCGCGACTGCGTCCAACTGAGGATCATCCAGAGTCTTGTCGATAGTGCCGATAGCCTTTACGTGGTTGCCTACCTCTACCTTCTTGGCTTCGGGGCGCATACCTTCCAGACGCTCGCGCTGTCGCAGTAGCTCGTTAACGGACGCTTGGTCCGGAGCAGACTGCACACGTTCGTTGATGTTGGAGATGGCTCGATCAAGGTTCGTGACGTCACCAGTGGTGGCGGCACGTTGTCCGCCCATTGCCGCTTCTGCTGTGCCCTTAGCGAACTCCAAGCCACGCGCCTTGTCCATATCGTCCTGTAGCTGGCTCGCTTGGTTAGTGTAGCGCGTAGCAGAGGCGCTGTCGCCATTGCTAGAGGCCCACTCAGCCAGACGGTTGAGGTGGTTCGGGTCTTGCATACTGCCTCTAGGACGCATAGCCGCCTTCATGACGGGGTCGTACGCCTTGCCCATCTCGCCAACCGTGTCGGCAATCTGCCCGAGCATACCGCTCAGGTTAACTGACTGATCTCGTCCTGCCATTAGATAATCCCCATGCCACCAAGCAAGCCGCCGAGCCAGCTAGACTGGCCACTCTCGCTTGAGTTAGCGTTGTTCATGATAGCCGCGATGACATTACCAGTCAGCTCGGAGCCAGCCTTGTCAGCGTTGACAGCAGTCTGGATACCGCCAAGGCCAAGCTGTGCGCCGTAGCCCGTTCCGGTGAGCTGTCCAGTCTGAGCCATGTCAGCGCCACCCTGTGCGGCCTGCAATGCGTTGAGCTGGAAGTTAGCAGGCATGTAGCCCATCTGGTACATCTGGTTGCCCATCTGGCCCATGCCTTGACCGAGCTGTCCAGCCGCCTGAGCCGCGCTAAGTCCTTGACCGCCGTACATCTGAGCAAGCTGACCTTGGTTCATCATCTCCTGCTGAGCCTGACCCATTGACTGGAAGGCCGCGTTGTTCTGTGCTTGTGCTTGTGCTCGAGCCATAGCCGCGTCTTCCCCGGTACCGCCGAACTGACTTCCGCGAATACCGCCTCTGCCCTGAGCGAACTCACGGGCCTGCTGTTGTGCGCGTTGCTGGTCTAGCATAGGCTGTTGCATAGCCATTGCTCGGTTGTAGATGTCCTGCTCACGTCCCGCAGTGCCCATCATACTGTTCTGCATGGCCTGCTGTGACGCCGCCATGTTGGCGTTCTGGAAGCCGCCAAGGCCCGCGCCTGCTTGATTCATCATGTTCAAGCCGCCCTGCGTAGCGCCGTACCCCGCGCCCGTCATGGCCGCATCAGGCCCAGCCCCAAGGTTCAAGGAGCCGTCAGCGCCGATCGTAGATGTACCTACGCCAGTCGTTACGCCGTAGCCCTTGAACGCTGAATCGTTCTGAAGCTGTCCGGCAAGAGTGCCCATCTGGTCGGCGTACTGTTGTCCGCGATCAGAGATAAGGTCGGCATACGCAAGACCGCCAGCGGCCGCTCCTATTCCTTGAACGGCATCGAACAGGCCACCGAAGGGGTTAGCCGTAGTGTCGGTCATTACAATGTTCTCCCTAGTAGAGTCTGAATGTTAACTTCCTGTAGGCTGAAGCTGTTGCCGTTCACGTTCATGTCGATACCAACGATGAGAGCTTCCCCGCTCCCCTTAGCGTTGATCTTGTATCGCTTGATCGTGGCAACCGCCCCGCCGAATATGTCTACCGCGTACTGAGATACGCCGAACCGAGACGGAGGCGTAGCGCCTACCACCACGGAACGCGATCGTCCGGGGCTCTCGTAGTCCCATGCCCATCGCGCTGTCGCCGTTCCTTCGCTGAAGGTCGATACGCATGTGTAGTCGATCTGCTTGATGAACTTCAAGTTAGCGGGCTGGCCGAATGTCAGCGAGGGCGAAGCGTAGGCGAATACGAACGCCTTGTCGTTCCACTGCTGATAGCCTCTGTACTCCAGCACGCCCTGATCGTTGTTACTGCCCAGCAATACCATAGAGCCTGTAGTTAGCTCCACGTACAGCGAGCGCCTGTGTACGCAGTTAGTCCATCGTGTGATCTTGCTACCGCCAGTGCTTGACGGTACGCGCATGTCCAGTACGTAGGCCATAGACTGCTCAGGGAACGTGACAACCGAGACAGACTCCTCGGGCCAGTAGTCGATGCTGATGCTGTCCTTGTCGCGTGTAGTCTGGATGATAGTAGAGATGTCCTTGCGTACGTTCTGGGTCAAGTCGCCCAGCGGTACAGACTTCTCTTGAATGGTACGGCCGAGAGAGCGTACGCCTGTGTCGTCAACGAACAGTACGTCGTTGCCGGTCACGGCTATCGCGTCTTGCGTGACGCACCCAATGTTAGAGATCGCGTCTTGCAGGAAGATGCCGCCCTCTGCGGCCGGATCGCCTGACGGGTTGCCCCACACTAGGATAGAGCGTCGCCCGAATACGAACAGCGCGTTGTTGTGCGCCACGATAGCGCGCACGTCGTCTGACCCTTCCGGCCAGTACTCGCGCAAGTCAATGATGCCTGCTGTGTTCAGCGGCTCGGCAGGCGTACCGCGCCCGTCGTACCACTGTGTACCGATCAGCAAGTCTGAGAAGTAGATGACGTTGTAGTCGTCGCCAACACCTGACACCCACAAGCGGCCGTACGCCGCGCAGGCGATGTCGCCGTCGATGATGCCGTTACCGAACGTACCAGCGTCATCTTGCGGCGCGATGTAGTCTGTGTCAGCTACGCCCGTGAAGAGCTTCTGCGCGGTCGTGCCGTCCCATACGACACACTCGTTGCCCGCAGAGAACAGGTAGAACGCGTCGTTGAACGATACGATCTTCGCCTTGCTCAGTGCTGTAGGTACAGCGAACGCGGGCGTGGTGATCTCGTTAAGCTCCCAGTCCGTACCGTTCTGATCCATCGTACACAGCGCCCAGTCGCTCTGGATCACGGTGTTGCCGATGTTGTACTGGTCTACGCGTACCAAGACGAGTACGTACTGGTCGCCGTCAATGGTGCCGGTAGCCATCGTGATGACTTCCTTCTGGGTAGACACTACACCAATGGCTGACGAGTACGAGAGGTTGTATATAGTAGTCAGCTCAGCGAACGCCTTACGCGAGCCGACACGGCCGAACTGATCGATGACCGCGTTGTCTGCCTTGAGCGCAAAGGAGCCGTCCTGAGCCGTGGGTGACTGCTCAGTGTTAAGGCCCATGCTCCCCGGCGCAGGGATCGTGATGTTCTGCTGTTGTTGTGCAGGCATTAGATCGTGAACCAGATGTCGTCAAGAGAGTTGAGGGAGGCATCCAGCGCAATGGCGTCGTTAAGGTAGGCCTTAGCCATAGCGAAGATATCCGTAGAGGTCTGGCCCCCGACTTCGCCACGCTCTCGTGCGGCAAGTCCCAAGGCATAGTAGACCACAGGCTTAGACGGTACTTTCAGCTTGTCGGTATCGGCCTGTAGATCTGGCGTTCGTTGGTACCCGTATGTGTGGTATTCAACGGCTACGTTAGGAGTAGGTGACAGTCTTAACTGCACGTCGCCTGACGCGTCTGTTCCGTCAACTGCATAGTAGCGAGGCGTGTTCTGACCTTGTCTGAGTGCGTCCCGTCTGATCTTGGGAAGCGGTGACTCGTCAAGCTCATCGCCATTAACGCTGTATATGTCTTCTATTATAGCATATTCTTGGGCGTTTGTCAAGGGGTAGACAGCAGTCCCCGGCACCGTGGTGAATGTCCACTCAGCGCGTAGCCCGTTCCATGTATGCGAGTCCTCAACAAGACGCTTGGCGTCGTTGACGAACTGCTTGACCATAGTCGCCACAGGATCGTCTAGCTCCTGCTGTGCGCTACCGCCGATAGCGTCGATCGTGTCTTCGCGCAGGCGAATCAGCACGTCGTTCACTAGGTCCAGATAGGTCATGATAGGTATCCTTTAGCTTCTTGAATGTAGTCTTTGTACTGCCGTGCTACGGCCTTCTTCTGGTATCCTTGTGGAGTGTGGTAAGCGAACATCTCGCCCCATGATGGGTTGAAGTCTTCTCCGCCGCTTCCGCTACCGCCAGACAACATGCCGCCGTCTCCGCCGCCGCCTGCGCCCGTGCCTGTGCCTCCGGGTCCGGGTGAAGTACCGTACGTAGGTCCAGTCGTCGTGCCTGTGCCGCCGCCTGTGCTACCACCAGCGCCTCCGCCAGTGCCGCCACCCGTACCGCCGGCGTCTCCAGCACCGCCGCCCTCGCCAGTACCGTCGCCTGTACCGTCGCCACTACCGCTGGTTCCTGAGCCATCGCCTGAATCGCCAGTGCCAGTACCGTCGCCCAAGCTATCGCCGTCTGAGGTTCCGTCACCAGTCCCGTCGTTGTCGCCGTCCCCGCCTGTCCCGTCGCCGTCGTTGTCGCCGCCTGTGGTACCGCCTGTGGTACCGCCGCTGGTGGTGCCATTGCCATCTGTAGTGCTATCTCCAGTGCTATCGATCACTTCACCACCGGGGCCGCCGCTAGTGCCGGGCGTTACGGGCGGGAACAGAGGAGGCAGGAAGAGCGGAGGGAGATCGTTGATGTCTCCGCCGCTACCGCCCGGATCGGCCCCACCGCCGGGCTTACCACCACCGCCTATTGCGCCGGGGTCTGCTGACCCGCCAGTAGAAGTCGTATCGCCACCACCAGAGCCGTCTCCTGTGGCGTCTGTGTCCTCGTTAGGATCACCAGTAGGTGCGGAGTCGTCCGAAGTGTCGGGCGTATTGTCCGGCGTCTCCGTAGCGTCCGTGAAGTCGTCTACTTGGACTGCATTGTCCCCTGCACCCTCGTCCAGAACGAGCCATCCGTCTCCGTCCGTAACGGTCGAAGAGCCAGATTGTATCTCGTCAGAGGAGATAATGCCGTCGCCGTTCAGATCGCCCACCATCGTACCGTCAGGCCTGTATTCCCCGAACTCCGTGCCCGTGCTTCCGATCCCATGCTTTGACAGGTAGGAGTCTATAGCGTCGTAGTTCTCGTTGTCTTGGAAGTCAGCAAGCTTGTTGTATTCTTCTTCCCCGATAGAGACGTACTTAGAGTTACCCAGCTCGTCCGTCTTGATGATGTAGTGCTGACCCTCGTCAGTAATGCCAACCGTGTAGGGCTGGTCCTTGTACTCAATAAGGCCGCCACCGTGATCGACTTGATTCATGGTCAAGTACGTCTCTTGGTTACGAGCGTCAAGGTAGTCGATCAGGTTGTCCTTGATGGCTGGGTCAATGTCAGCCTCGGGGTTGATGTACAAGCTACCGTCTTCTCGCGTGAGCACCTGAACGCCCATCTGATCTAGCTTGTCGATCATCTGCGTGTCAGAGTACGCATCGAACTGCTTGACGTAGTCTGGGCTAGAGAGGTCGTACGCGCCGCCTACGCTGGAAGGAGCCCTTAAGTCCCTGTCCACTCCGGGGGTGTACTTACCGTCGCCGTCTGCGTCGTAGTACTCGTTCGGCCCCGGCAGGGACGGAAGGTTAGGATCAACCAGATCGCGGTCAGGCGTCGTGATGTTCTGCAAGTCTGCGCCCGACAGTGTGCCGTCACCGTTCAGATCCAGATCGGTCATGTTGCCGATGTAGCCGCCAGTCTCGCTGAACACGACACCGTCTAACTCGTACATGCCGTTGCCCAAGTCGTTACCTACGCGCTTGGCCTCGACAGTGATCTCTTCCAACAGCTCGTCGCTAACAGTCTCGCCAGCGTCGTACATGCTTGTGGTCCACTCACTGAACGCCTGCGTACCGCCAGCCATCAAGGCCGCGATGCCTGCCGTCTTGATGTCTACATCGCCAGTAGTGACTAGCTGAGTCAGCAGGGACATACCGCCTGCCTTGATGGCCGCGTCTGCTATGCTGTTGCCTGTGCTGAGGAGGTCATTGAACTTGTCCTGCACCTCTGACATCTTCTCGCCGATCTCGCCGAACGCTCCGGCCCCCTTCACTACATCGCCTAGCTTAGCGCCGCCGTACGCGGTGGCCGCAGAGATAAGAGCCTGCGTGAAGTCGATATCGCCGTTCTGCATGTACTGACTAGCCATGCTAACGATAGCTGAAGAAGCCGCCTTAGCGCCTGCCACGCCCAGCGTAGGGCCGAGCGCAGTTGCAAGGATAGGACCAGCAACGAAGCCTCCAATGAGGCCGAGGCCGATACCCATGAGCTGGTTGCCGGAGATACTGTCGTCGAACTTGTAGTCCTTGACGTAAGTCGTGCCGTTGAAGTTGAACACGTCACCGTCGTCGTTGATGTACTGAGTAGGAATGCCTGTCTCTTCCAGCAGGGCCATGTACTCAGGGCTATCCTGCCAGTTACTACCGGACAGGTTGCCGTCGGTCATGTCGTTGTACTCGGAGTCAGTGAACAGCTCTGTGGATCTCTGAATGAAGTTCCAGTACTTGTCCCATGTGGTGTGTTGCTTGAGGTAGCCCATTCCCTCCTCAGCGTCCCACGCGGCCTTGATCTCCGCTTCGGTGTAGAGGCCCGCCGCTCCGAATCCGTCAGGTCCGGCCATAGCCCTCTCACGATCCTCTTCTCTATCGGGCGCTCTGCCTAGCTCCTTCGGAGGCGTCCAGAAGTACAGACGCTCGTCCGTGTACTCGCGTTGCCAGTCGTCAGGGTTAGCCTCGTCTCCGTACTCCCAATCGTCGGGGAGCTGACCGTCGCCTGTGTAAGTGATCTCCTTGCGGTAGAGCTGACCGTCGTCGCCTATGTAGCCGCGATGGTTCGAGTGAATAGGGGCTAGCTCTTGGTTCCAGTGGTCCAGTATACCGTCGCCATTGCTGTCGTGAGAGCGTGGATCTAAGGAAGCACGCAGAGCGTCCATGTCGATCGCGCTAGGGTCGAACTCAGCGAGCTCGTTCGCCAGCAGTGGGTTGTCTAACTCGCTCATGAATCAGCCTTGGTTGCTACGTGGAAGAAGAGGTTGTACAGGATGCCCGCTACGTCTCCGTACGGCATGTTAGCGACAAGGTTACCCTCGGCATCGTATACCGAGAACGTCTCGTCAGGGTTCACTACGTCCGTCACAGTGCGGTGTAGCTCCTTCTGCACCTCCTCGCCCGTCTCGTTGTCGCGCTCTACCCATGAGGTGATGAACGCTACAGACGGTACGCCGTTAAGGGGGTTGCTCATCTCAATGCGATGCGCCCGCTCGAAGCGGGTCACCGATGTAGTCTGCTCGAATGTCTCGGCGTTGTATAGCATTACTCGAAGTTCTCCATCTCATCGAACAAGGACATGACGCTCGGCTTGATCTTGTTCCGTTCTTCCATGTATGACTTCATGAAGCCGCCTCGGTTCTGCTCGATACCTTGACTGCTTGAGCCTGACTGATACTGCTCGGGTAGCTTGAAGCCTGTCCCACCCATCATGCCGCTGTCGCCGCCGAAGGACGAGTCGAACTCTAGGCCGAAGTCGCTGAGGCCAAGACGGTTGAACAGGTTCTTGGTCATCTTGGCGTTGTAGAAGTTGTCTGCGCTGAGGTTCATGTCGCCGAGGTACTTGTCCCAGCGATCGCGAACAGCGCGTCTGTTACCTACCTGATCACGAGAGCTTAGAGCGTTGTATAGGTAGTCCATAGCGTTGTTGTCGCTACGCTTCTCGTATGCTGTAAGCTCCTCTCCAAGTACGCCTGATGCTCGCTGACCGTCGATAACGTCTTGGTGGATGCGTCCGTGATACCCGTAGAAGGGGTTCCATGCGGAGTCTCCTAAGTACTGGAGCTGTCTATCTACGTCCTGCTCGTACGTGTTAACGAACGGGTTACCAGCGGCTCGTCCGCCTAACGCTTCGCTAAGGGCCGTGCTTCCTTCAGGCCTGAACTGGCTGTGTCCCGTGTAGTACCTATCATGTTCTAAGTACTGCCAGTCTTCGGGGCTGTAGTCTGCCTGCGTCTTGCCGACAGTCTGGTTGCCTTGGTAGGCCATGCCGCCGAACATAGTCGTGTCGGTGGTCGGATCGTATACGCCGTAGTTAGCGGGAGTATAGGCCGTCTCTGCTTGTCGTTGCATCTCGGGGGTGTAGACGTAGGGGTTCTCATCGTCGTAGCGGTACTCCGCCAGCACGTCGCCACCTCCTTCCCACACCTCTCGCAGGCCAATGGTTGCCCGCTTAGGGTCCCACCAGCGAGGGTCCCGGTACATCTGCTGAGGAGAGTCATAGTGTGCTCGCTCGCCTGAGTCCGTGAAGTATGAAGACTTGCCCCGCGTACCGTCTGACTCGCTTCCGCGATACTGCCAGCCCAGTGTAGGGACCCAGTGCCAGCGGTCGTAGTCTCCGCCGGGAGGGTTGTTAGCATTGTAGCGTTCCTGCTCGGTAGCGTATCGTTGAACAGGCGCACCGCCGTAATGATTCTCGAAGGTCGCCGTTCGACCAGCGTTAGGATCTGACTCTGCGTCCCTTACAACAAAGCCTTCGGGGAGTCTCTGTTCTTCAGACACCTCGAACAGCTCGTCAATGTAGGCACTCTCTCTGCGGTCGTCATCGCCGCCGGGTAAGGAGATACCAAGTCCTAGTAAGCCGCCCTCACCTACCTGAGCTAACATACGGCGCATCTCAGCCATCTGGCGCGCGCTTTGATCCTTCTCTTTAGGGTCCATGCTAGTCCTTATGTAAGCGTGATGGTTAGCGGCTCGGTGTTGCCGAATGATCCGGGCGCATTGTACACCAGACTGTTGTACCAGCTAGACACGCCCGGATATGTGTCTATCTCACTGAACAGCGCAAGACGACGCGTCTGGTCGCTATTCCAGTTACCGTATACGCCGCGGTTGTCTTGTATCGGCGAAGAGTTAGTGTAGCCTCCGTCGTCTCGGGTAAGCGTAATGTTAGAAAGCCCCGCGCCCGCTCCAGACATACCGTCCTTGTAGACCAGAATCAAGAAGTGTCCGGCGTAGTAGGTCAGGTCCAGCCCGATTACTACGTCCTCGAAGTAAGGGGCTAGGCTACCGGATAGTGATTCGGGGAAAGCTCTATAGCCTTCGATAGCAGTAGCAATCCCTGCGCCGAAGTAGCCACCCGGATTACAGTCTCCGAGGCTGAGCTTGGGAATGGAGCCGATGTGACTACACTTGAGTGTAGCCGTTGATGACGCTCCGTAGTACTCGCTGAACGACGACGTAGCGCCGCTCCCCTTGCTAATCATGTCTCGGATGTCCGAGTCGTTTAGCGAGGCCGACGTTCCCGAGGTCCCGCCTGCTTCGATGTGAATATCGTTGAGGGAGATAGGCCCGCTGGTCTGTAATGCCATTATGCGCTACCGTATGCTGTTACGTTGTTCTCCGCAATCACTGTACCGTTGGTAGTAAAGCGGACACGGTCAGTACCGTTGTAGACGAACCGAAGGTCGTTACCGTCCAGCTTGATCTCCCAAGAGCCGATGCTGACAGAAGACGTAGTGACGTCGCTGAGGCCGGTGAGCGAGGAGTCGAGGTTGAACGTAGTGCCCGACAGCGTGATGTTAGTGCCGCCCGAGTACGTGGTGTCAGACGAGGAGTACCCTGCCTGCGAGTGGTCGCCCCATCCGTAAGCTGTGTTCCACTGCGCAGACGTTCCGCCATTCTCAGCGGTGATGCCATTCATGAACGAAGCGGAGCCGTCGCCATTAATGTCCGAGTACAGAGTACCGGGCAAGGCGGATACGCGAAGCGCGTCGCCGATTCGTTGAATAGTGTTGTTGTTCGTCGTGCCGCTAATGTCCGTGAAGTATGTAGGCGAGTAGTTCGCTTGCGCGTGGTCGCCCCAGCCGTAAGCCTCGTCCCAGTTGCTAGCGCCTGCGTCAACGGTAGCCTTGGTGGCGTTCCAGCCTTGCACGTCCGTGTCGGACACAGACTCGGAGCCGATGTTGACAGACCCGTTAAGGGCTACGTCGCCGCTGAACGTGACGGTGCCCGTGAAGGTGGGTGAGTTGGTAGGTGCCGCAGTCGAGAACGCGGTCTGGATAGCGTTGAACTCCGTAGTGAACTCAGCGCCGTAGATCACCTTGTCGGGATCGTTGACGGGCAGTGAGTCCTTCTGTCCGAAGTTAGTGGAAGGGTTGTAAGTGATGGTCATCGGGATCTCCTATGAGTCTCTTCCCCGTAGGGAGAGTAGGGGTACTCGCCGTGCTTTCCCCCTGAGTGTCACTTAGACAGCGCAGTTCAGAACTACACCAGCTTCCGGACGGTAAGTCTCGGTACCGTACAGAGTGTCGGCAGTCATCAGGTCAGCAAGGAACTCCTGCTTGTACTGAGTCTGTACACGAACACCCAACTGCTCAGCGAAGACGATAGCGTCTTTGTGCATCAGCAGACAGCCAGTCTCGCCGTTGGCGGTAGGCAGGTTAGTGGTGACGTAGATGTCAACACCGTACAGAGAACCGATCTTGCCGTTCTCAACCGGACGACCCGTTACGAAGTCGCTAGAGATGTACTGGCTCTCGCCGAGCATCTCACGCTTAACCGCAGGCGGGATAACGAAGACACGGCTGTCGCCGGGAACGTCGTTGTCATCCAGTACTTGGATAGCGGCACGGAACGCGGCGTCGTTGAACGCAACAGCGGCACCACCAGCGGCGGCTACGCCACCAGCAGTAGCGTCGAGCTGGGCAGTGAAGCCAGCAGACTCAGCGATGATAGCAGAGTCAACGAGCTTAGCCAGCGCGTAACCAGCGTCTTCGGTGTAGAAGCGACGCAGGCTGTTCAGAGCTTGTACGTCGGTGATGTCTTCGATCAGACGGCTGTACTCGAAGTGCTGGTCGATAGACACAGTCAACTCGCCAGTAGTGCCAGCGATCAAAGTGACCTGAGACTCAGCGGCCTTTGCAGACGCGTCGCCACGGTCGGGCTTAGGGATGTGAATGGTGTCGCCTTTCTTGCCAACCATAGACATAGCGCGGACAAGGGGCTTAACAACAAGGGACTTCTCGTAAGAAGCGATGATCTCGTCACTCCAGATCTCTGGAATGAAAGTAGCGGCCGTCGTGTTAGTGACGTGGTTAGAACCAAGTGCCATGATGATATCTCCAATAGAGGGTTAGATTACTTAACTCGTCCCTCAGCGTACGCTTTCATGATCTCAGGCATAAGTGCCTCGTAACGCTTCGGATCAGAGTTCATGAGTTCGATAATATCACGGCGACGGTAGACCTTCTTGGGCGAAGTGCCCTCGGGGTTACTACGTGCCGTGCCAGTAGAAGCCTTCTTGATGTCGTTCTTCCGAGCCTGCTTCTCTACAGTCTCCGTCTGCTTGACGACTTGCGCTCGCTCCTTGTAGAGGTTGAGCAACTCGTTAGCCTTGGCGAAGTTGTAGTTCTGATCAGCCTCGCGGTACATCTCCGTACGGACCTCTGAAGCGCGTACCCAGTCCTTGAACGACTCATCCTTGAGTACCGTGTCCATGTCTGGGTGTGCAGTCTTCAGCTTGTTGAGCGCCTGAGACTTCGCCATGTCTGCCGCTACGGCTTGCGCCTGCTTCAGCGTAGGGTGGTTCTCAATAGCACGCGCAACGGCGGCCTGCGGATCAGCGAAGAAGTCAACCGCTTCGTCTTCTGCTGGAACTTCCGGTGCAGATTGCGCCGCAATGGATGACTGTACGTAGTCGTCGAAGTGACGACGCAGTTCACCTACTTCTTGTGACTGCTGTCCCAATCGCTTCTCAAGCTCTTGGTGCATACGTGCTATGTCTGCGGCAGACTTGCCTACATACTTCTCAGGGAGATCGTCCTCTGATTCTGACGCCTCTACCTCGGCTGGCTCTTCGGCTACTACTGGGGCCTCTTCGGCCGTCTCAGGTAACTCAGCGAACTCTTCCTTGGTAGCGTTAACGTCGTCGTCAATGACGGTTGCCTCACGCTTAAAGTCTTCAGCATCTACGATGTTAGCCATATTAGAACTCCTTTATCCCTATTGGGAGGATGTTGATGTAAGGGCGATTCCCGGCTTAGGAGTTGCCGCCCCGCTTAGTCCGGTCCCGTGACCACTTGATCGCCGCGCCGGGGAAGTCCCCTGACGTGCCATCAAGCGAACACTTGACTGGGCTTATGATTCGTACGGCTTCTCCACCACAGGCTCCGCACCGGAACGAGTCAGTGAGGTAGCCGTACTCCTCTTGTACACTGTTACAGCTCTTACAGCGAACGTCAACGAACTTCTTCATCGTCTTCCTCCGCCTGAGCTTCTGCCGCGAGCATGACTGATTCATAGCCAGCCATCTGCCGTAGCAGTTGTAGTCTTCCCTTTACGAGCCAGAACTCGTCAGCACTGTTAAGGCTGTCGACTTGGCATGACTCGATTGCTTCGTTGATCTCCTCTTGGAAGTTCTTCCACCCTTCCGTCAGGAACATCTCACGTGCTTGCTCGAAGTACTTATCACTCATCCTTAGTAGCCTTCTTCTTGCTCTCTAGCTTAGCGATCCGCTCGTCTAGTGCGGTTGCCTTGTCCATGAGGAGCTGAAGGTACTTAGTAGTTGAGGCGACAAGCTCGTCGAACTTATCTTGGGTTACTGGGGTGTGCATGGTTATCTCCTTGAAGGCCATGTTGTAGGGGAATAGCGCACATTACGTACGTCTATACCCCCTATTATAGCACATTCTGGAGCAGAAGTCAAGCATTACTTGGTGGACTTAGACCCCTTGCACTTCCACCGCTTGCGTGATAAGTTGTTCGGCGTGTTCGGGTCGTTCTGCTTCTTCTTGCTTAGGCCCTTCTTGATACCGTTAGAGCGAGCGCAGTAGCTATCGCCCTTGCTAGTTCCCGGCTTGACCTTAGCGCCCTTCTGGCCGTAGCTGACCTTCTTGCCGCTTGCCGTCTTCTTGACTCTCGCCTTGCCCTTAGCTGGGCCTTTCTTAACGGGCATTACTTGTAGCCTCCACCGCCACAGTTGCACTTCTTGCCCTTGCATCCGCATGTCTTACACATCTATCTTCTCCTTGCATATTGCTCTATAGACCACAGCTCCGGTAATGGGACGGCCTAGTATACCGTCAGCCACTTCCATACAGCGGTTACCGTTCGTATAGGTGCGACCCTCTAGCGCCACGTACTCACCGGACATGGTGTGAAGGAGGAGCCAGAGGGTCCACGTCGTCATGTTAAGTTACGCGGGAACTTGCAGAAGAACGTCTCGAACAAGGGGTTGAACGCATCCTTGGTCGTCTGATCTACGGCAGAGTTGTTGAACCGGAAGTACGCGATGTTAAGCGAACCTGCCGACAAGGCGTGTGACGTAGGCTCCAGAGCCGTGAACAGTGCCTCAGCCGCCCCGACGTCCAGCGCGGCCTGTGCCACCATGAACTCAGCGCGGAGCATCTGTGCAACTTCCTGCTCCTTAGCGACGAACTCTGTAGTGGTAGTCCCGCCGTTGAACAGCTCTGACTGTACCGCCAGACGGGCCTCTTCGACCGTCAGCTCATGTACCTCTGCGCCCGTGGGGATCTCTCCCTCAGCAGGAACCTTGTAGAAGTACCAGTCGCCTGACGTCTTGTTGCCGCTGGTGAACAAGTCCGGGGAAGTAGCTGGCACGGAGCCTGACGCTACCTGTACGCCGTCCTTAACTGCGGATACGTTCCGCACAACGAAGTATCTCTTACTCATTATGTACGCTCCACGAAGTCATCAGATGTGCCGTTGACAAGGCTACCAGTTACGTTGCTCTTCTCGCCCACCACGTTGGGGAAGGTTCCCTCACCGCAGGGTACGAAGTCGCGCGCCGCGCTGTAGTAGCTGTGGGTTGTGACGTCTCCGCCAGCGAACCATTCTGCCTTCTCAGAGGAGGACAGGATGCCGTTGGTGAAGAGCAAGTTGTCGATGCCGCCCTCGAAGTCTACGACTGGACCTTGGGCGAAGCTGATGCCGCCACGGCCGAAGTCGATGCTGTCGTTGACGTGCGAAGACGCGTCACGGTAGGTTGCGTTCATAGTGGTGTGTGACCGACGGACGCCGTCCAGCCAATAGCTGATCTTAGTGCCGTCACACTCAATCAAGATACGTGATCCCGCCGAGGGAGCGTACCAAGTGTTAGCCTGCGCTACTGAGTAGTAGCCGTTACATGCGTAGAAGCCCCAGTTAGTGCCGCCACGTCGTAGGGTCAGGGCGTTGTCGCCAGACCGGAAGAACGTCATGAACTTGCTGTCGGTGGTGTTGCTGGGCATCTCGACGATCTCACAAGCGACGGTCCACGACGCTGTGTAGTCCAAGATAGCTCCTGTACCTGACAGGCTGATGTAGTCGTTGACGCCGTCCATACGTACGAACGCCTCGTCCAGCGTAGCCGGAGCGTCGCCAGTAGAGGACGGCGCGGACAGCGTGAACTGCACGTCAGAGCTGTTGAACTCGTACCCTAGCTCAGATACTACGAACTCGTAGTGACCCGAGGGGTAGCTAGTGCTGGTGCTTAGGTTAGCAACCAGAAGCTCTTCAGTAGGGGCTTGCGTGCCGTTAGAGGCGAAGCTATCCAACGTACACTCTACGCGAGGCAGAGTTGGGAAGTCGCCTGTGTCTACGCCCCAGTGCATGAAGACTGTCTGGCCGACGTAGGCCGTGAGGTCCATGTAGGGGTCTGCGGGCGAGTATACAAGACGTGACTTGTACCAGCCACCCGCGTCGCCCGAGCCTGTAGGCTTGGTGTATACGACGAAGAAGGGCGAGCCTGCGGCCCGTACGTCCACCACCGCGTACTGGGACGTGAAGTTAGCCAGCGTCATGGTGACTGCGGGGTTGCTGTTAGATGCGTAGTACCAGTTAACCTTGTCGGTCAAGTCTGAGCTGTTCTTGTAGTACCAGCCTGACGTAGTGTTCAGCGGGTCTGGCACACCGGCAGTTCCGTCTGCGTAGACAGCCGCGTTGGTGCTCAGGATAGTGCTAACTCCTCCGTCGAACGATCCGTCGATGAGGTTCTGGAGTACAGACTGACTAGCACCGATGGCTAGCCAAGATCCGCCTGATTCGTTCCAAGCGTATAGTTGCTGTTCGTCCACGACTACAGCTAGATCTCTGGTCTTAGGATCGGCGATAGACGCCAGCTCCGAGGCAGAGGTTACTATAGCCCGTACAGCCCCCGTGTCTTGTAGTTCGCCGAGCGCCTCACGTACGGAGTCATTAAGATACCCGTAGTAGCCGCGCTCGTATGTTGATAAGTCAATCGCCATTAAGCGTTCTCTCCTGTTGGTATAGCGTTAGTTGGTGCTGGGGCTTGCCCGCGTTGCTCGTCCATAGCTACGAGGCGTTCGATAAGCTCTGCCTCTGCCTTGGCCTTGGACGACTCCATTGCGGCCCTCTCCTTGCCCTCTAGTTCTCGCTCCTTGAGTAACAGCTCTGACATCTTGATTCGCTTCTCGAAGTCCTTGTCTACCTCGCCATCGTTGTTCTGATCGCTGTACTTGAGGGACACCTCTTGCGGTGCAAGCTGTGCTTCGACGTTGTACTTCTGCGCTCGCGACTGCGACTCTGCGGCCTGAGCGTTGAGAAGTTGTACCTGACCCTGCGTGACAGCCATCTGCATCTGCTGTTGTTGCTGTGCGGCCTGTGCGGCTTGCGGGTCTGGCTGACTACCCTGTTCGATAGCGGCGATAAGCTCCTCGCGGTTGGACACGTTGAGGTGGTCGATGATCGCACTAACGATAGCCCCGTGTGCCGGGGAGTCTGCGGGTATAGTCTGAAGGATCTGCGACAACTGACCGACCTCGTACTCACGCGCCATAGCGCCGAGCGAGGAGAACGGTACGAAGTTATAGTCGCCGATAGGGTACTCTTCCGGGTTGAACTGCATGTACCGATACGCCGCTTTCTTGACGAACGGGATCAGGAAGTTCTCTTGGAAGTTCACCAAGGTTCGCTTCTGGCGCTTGACGATTCCGCCCTGCGACATGGACATGCCTGCGGCCGTAACATCATTCTGAACCTGCGGCATTGAACCGTCAGATGCGCCAGTAGCTTGAGATACCATCTGCTGTAGAGCCGCTCCTTGCTGGAACGTGATGGCATTGAGCTGACCGAAGTTGAACGGCATCACAGCTTCCTGTGGCGCGCCATTGGTCAGAAGCATACGACCCGGACGTACTTCCAGCTTGTGGCCGCGAGGGATACGTGTCGCATCAACAGCCATCATTGGGTGGGTCGTAAGGGCGAGCGCGTCGATGCGTGCTCGGAGTTCTGCGTCGAGTGCCTTCTGGGACATGTAGCCCTTCTCACAGACACCGCGACCCCAGAAGATGTTGGGAACGATGTCCCACTGGAAGGCCACGACCGGACGGTCCTGACACATGTAGGGGTTGGGGATAGCCTTCAGTAGCGTGCCTTCGTTAGCGATGACGACGATGGCTTCCACAAGGCTACCTGATTCGTCGATGTCGTCTTCGTCCACACCTTCTGCGATGAGGTACTCGCGGGGAACTTTCCCGTAGTACTTGGTGAGACGTATGCGTCCCTTGGCTCTGCTGTCCACCTTCGAGTCGAACTCGATCTCTTCATCTGCGGCCGCCTCTCCTACGTATGCGTCTGCCTTGTAGACTCCCTGCTCCTGCAACTCCTCGACGATGTGTCGGCTGACATACTCGTCGATAGCGCATCCCATAGCGGAGTCAACAGACGCCGCAGTCGGGTCGATTAGGAAGTTCTTGGGCTGTACGGGGTTCAGCTTGACCAGCGGACGGACAGTCTCGTTAACGCCAATGGCTGTCAACGCGCCTTCCATCATGGGCTGGGTAGCAGGCTGATATACCTTCTGCTCTTCGATCGTTACTTCAGCGATGCCAGTACCATACACAGCGGCGTTGACAAGTACCTCAGCCACGGAGCTACGTACACGAGCGTGATGAAAGTCCTCGTGGAGCTTCTTACGGAGGAACACCATGTCGCCGTTCTGCTGATCCATGACATCGTCACGGACGTCGAAGATCTTACCACGGCCGAAGGTAGCTTCTTCCACCTCGGCGACGTTACTCTCCACGGCTTGTGCGAGGGCCGGGGCGATGAGCTTGCTTCGTTCTGATCCACGTTCGCTATCCTCTGCTGACCATTGGTTACGGAAGAGGCGGTAGTACTCCTCATGCTTCTGAGAGTAGTTACTCTCGTAGTGGTCCCGCCAGTCGTTACACTTGCTGATTACCCAATCAGCCAGTACGCCCTCGTAGGAGACTTCGCCATCGAACTCATGCTCGAAGATGTTAGTGTCGCTCATTAGTACCCCGCTATCGCGTCAATAGGTTCATAGTCATCGTAGTCTTCCAGATCGGAGCGGTATGGTACCACAGCCATCTGGTCGATGTATGCCAGTGCGTCGATAAGGTCATCCGTCACAAGCTGTGATGGAAACGCGCTGAACTCGTCTACGATCTTGCTGTTCCAGTCGCCCTGCTTGAACTTGATCTTGCCATGCTCAAGACGGCCCTGTAAGGCCCAGAGTATCCTGTCTTGCTTCTTCTGGTTGCCGTGGCTCAGTAGGTCTATACGGAACACCCTGTGCGTCCGGCGCATCACGTCGTCCAGCGGATTCATTACCGCCTGCTGTGCGATGCCTTTCTCAATCCCAACGCTGATCGGCTTGTACTTGTTGACCGCGTCGAATATGTTCTGCGCCGTCTCGTCCAACGTCCAGCGTCCGTGTATGATATCCTCTACCCACCATGTGCCGCTGTCGTCCACGAAGACTATCGCCATTGCGCTGTTGTCGCGGCGCTTCGTCTTGCCTGCACGCTCCGTCTCGAAGCCCGCCAAGTCCACCGCCACGTAGTAGTCGCCGTCGTGCGTGGGGCGATCGTCGTAGTACTCGAACGTCTCCGCGTCGAAGTACTCACTGCCTCGGCTGTCGAAGCTAGCGGCATACTCCTGACGGAAGGCCCAGCCGGGGAGGGTAGCCTTGGCGTGCTCTATCTCCTCCGGGTCAATGAACGGGTTGTCGTAGGTCGTGAACGTCCATGCGTTCCAGTTGTCCCACACCTGTGCATTGATGAACATGTCGTAGAAGTTGTTGCGCCCCTCCGGTGTGGAGATGAATATGGCGCTACCCTTCTTGTCTGACAGAGCGGGGCGGAGGATCGTCTCGAATATGTCCGCCTTCATGAACGCCGCCTCGTCCAGCACCAAGTGCTTGAGCGAGACACCACGCATCGTGTCCGGTCTGTCTGCACCCTTGAGCTTGATGCTGGCTCCATTGACCAGCTTGATCTCAAGGTTGTTAATGTTACTGCTCTCGATGATGTCGTTGCCCAGCTCGAACAGCTTGCTCCACATCACGTCACGGGCCTGTGCCTGTGTAGGCCCTACGTAGAAGATGTCTCCCGGCCCGCCGTCAAGACCCGCTAGGATCAGCGACACGGCGGCCAGATGGCTCTTCCCGCAACGACGCCCAGCCGCAATAACCTTGAATCGGCTCTCGTCGTTCAGTACTTCTCGTTGCCACGGCACCAGCTCAATGTTCAGCTTAGCCATTATGACCCCTCAAGTACGTTCAGAGTCTTCAGTACGTCTTCTGTCTTGTGGTGGGACTTGTTCAGCCCATCCTTCTCGTAATACGACTTGCCCGTGCTGGGGTCCGGCAGGGACGCCCACTCCTTGGCCAGCTCAAGCGCAAACTCCTCGTCTGACATCTCACCGCTAAGGAACTTATCGTACCCTCGGCGGTTCATCAGCGTCAAAGCGGCCCACTCCTGCGCCTCTTCGTCGAACATACGCTCAGGACCGAAGTCCTTGGGGTTACGGCGGGACAAGTCTTTCATGGTCTTGCCGATGATCTGGTACTTACCAGCGGCCACGGAGTCTGCACCCTGCTTCGCGAGGTAGTCTTGGTACGCCATGACTTCCCCGATGGTCATCTTGGTCAGTGGGACTTCATTGCCCCCGTACATGATGTCGTACTTGCCGCCACTCTCGTGCTTGGCGATCATATTAAGTATAGCGCCTGTGCGCGTTACTTCACTCGACATCGCTGAACTCCACGTCCAGAATGTCATCACCACTATCAGCCCCATCAGGAGTGATATCTCTAACGTCGTCCTCACCGATCCCCTTAATCGTGATCTCGACGGACGGCGTTGCGCGATTCTCTGCCGAGAATGACGCGATGGGCGCGATACGGTCGAGCATGAGCTTCCACGCGATGGCTTGGTGCTTGTGCTCGTCATTCAATGCGGCCTCTACGATAGAGTTGATTACACGCGGCGAGTCAGGGTGCAACAATAGGCGTTGCTTATACTCCTTGATCGCGGCGGCGGTCTGCCTTCTGGACATATTGTCCGTAGCGGCTAGCTCTTTCTTAGAAGGCCGCCCTCTCTTAGGACGGTTGTCTTCGTTAGGCATAGGTAGGCCCCTTCGTAATGTACGTTACGACTACGTAACGACTTCGTTAAGGCCCTTTCGTCTTGCTGTCGTGTTAGATGTATACCTAAGCTAACACGTGACATGACGAAAGGGGCTTGATGGAGTCAGTCTGCTACATATCGTACTCTATAGTACCGATTATAGCATACTTTAGGGGTGAAAGTCAAGCCTTATTGCATATCAAGAGGCATATTGCCGGTAATAGGGCCTATTCATGGGGCTTATAGTAGGGGTCGTTACGGTTCCAGTTGGGAACTTAACGGTGTCGTAGCGGTTCCTGTTGCAATATGCGATAACTTGTTGCATAACAGGAGCTTGTTGGTACTATAATGGCACCCACTAACTGCTCTTGGTGGAGCCAACTTGTACCACTTGGGGGTCGAATCGGCCTCTTTAGGAGTCTGAGTGGCACCCCCCGCGCGACGTGCCGCAATCAGCCCCCTCCGGGTGTCGAATCGGCCGCCAACGCGCCCACCTGTACGGGCATACAGTGCTGGTCATGCGTACAGTGCGAGCGCATCGGGGCGGGAGAGAGTCGGGTCGGGAGCCGCCACGCCAGCACCAGCGCCACACTGTACATCTATACAGTAGTCGCCAAGCACCTGATCCGGTCGTCATGTCCCCGGCAATACACCATGCCCCCTCTATAAGTGGTAATATGTCACAAGTGGGGAACATTATGTGGTCCGGAGGCGTCATACCCCGTAAGATGCACAGCAAGTCGGCAATGACGCCGCACACACGCGCTGGGAGGCGCAACACTATGAGCAAGCACACACACGGTTACAACTACATCGCCCGCAACGGTTCTAACGCTACGTACACGGAAGCCGAGCTGGATATCAGCCTGCGCAATCAAGTGGAGGCAGAGGCTTTCATGGCCGAGCACGGTTTCGAAGTAGACTTCAGAGACTCAGACGATGCGATCACATCATACGGTGCTGAATACTTCTGTGAGAATCTCGCGCAGTCGGACGTACACGTAGACGATGACGGCGAGTGTGAAGCGGCAGGCATCGAGGCCGCCCATGACATCAACACCGACGACATGGACTACATGCGCGCACATGGTCAGTACAACGTCGACGCGCTGTGCTACGCGCCTCTGGACGTACGTGACTTGCGCGACACACGGGGCGCACTGGTGAACATGGATACCCGCGCGGAGACGCTGAAGGCTAACAAGGCGCATCGTGCGGACCAGCTCGCGCGTCACATGGCGAAGCCCGCCAAGGGGTACGGTAAGCAGATCGCCAGCGCCAAGGCAGACGCGAAGGCCAAGGCCGCCAAGCTCACGCCGTACCAGAAGCGCCTCGCCGCCAAGGAAGCGCACCGCGCCAAGATGGCGGAGAAGCTGACCCCACGCTTCACGGATGCGGAGTCGAACGCGGCGCGCGCTGAGAGTGCGGCGGAGAAGCGACTGGACGATTACTTGAACCAGTAAGCGCCCCGCGCACACCCAG